AACTCCTCGTTATATCTATTCTTATAATAATCCATTTGTACTTGAAAACTATCTTTACCCTCGCCTGTATCTGGGTCTCTAAATTTAGAAAGCATAGGAAAAATATAATCAGCTAAAGCCTTATAACAAACTGATCTTCTCCATTGGCTAGGTGTAAGTTTACTATTTACTAATTCTAGGGAAGTAACTTTAGTTATATCTTTGTATCTTACTGTATGTCTGTATCTTTCCCACCATTCTTCTCTTACTTGTCTAATAACATCATCTTCTGCGTGTTGTAGTTGTGTATCAAAACTTGCAATACCAAAACCAGCTATATCAGGCTGATATTCCTGAACATGAGATAATGCTACACTAAATACTGAAGTTGCCATTATTTAGACTTCTTTTTCTTTGGTGCTTTCTTTTTTGCTGGTTTCTCTTGATAAAGTTCCCAGCCTCTTTGAGTCCAAATTTTTATATTGTTCTCATAATCAATTTTTTTTCTTTCAATAATAGCACCAGATTTATTTGTTAATTTTACAGTTTCTATAGTCATAATTTTTTATATCAAATAAGGGGTGGTATATCCACCCCTTAATATTAAGTTTACTAAGCCGCAACTGTATCTGCTGTTAGTTTCACTCCATAACTATCATGAAGTTCTCCAACACCAAAAACTGCTGTAGCTACAATTTCATCAGCTCTTAATGAAGCATCTCTTTGGCTCTCAATTTTTAGGTCTTGCATCATAGCTAGTCCTAAAGCATCTTGAGAGAATACTCCACCAATAGAGTCGTCAGAACCATCAACTGAAATGTTTGAAGTTTCAAAAATTTGAATACCAGCAACACTTCCTACAAAGCCACTTCTCATAGCTTCGTTTGATAAGTCTGTATCTCTACCAACAAATGTATTTGTTAAAGATTTTTTAACATTGAATATTTGTTTAGGGTGGAACACTCCATAATAAGGTGCTGGTGCTTTGTTAGTTTTTAGTTCAGCCGCACATTCAAATAAATCTTGTACTGTTAATTCTGAACCTGCACCTGGTCCTTTCTCAGTTGAAAACCCTGAGAATAGAGCCGCAAGATCACTATCCATTTTTGTTGCAATAGCTTCGCCAAATAATTTACCGATATCAGCCGCAACATTTCTTGGTGCTGAGTTTCTTGCTAAATCCGTTAATGTAGTCATAATTCCAATCTCACTTGCAGTTATAGTAACTGAAGTTGGATTGACTGCTGTATTTGATAAGTCTGTTGCTTCATTTACAGCCGCCGCCGATACATTGGCATAAATCGGTACTTCTACAGATTTACCACCACCAGCGATTGTGTAATTACGCACCAAACCACGCATGATTGATTGCTCTTGAGCAACAAACAATGCTTCAGCTACGATTTCGGTATACAGTTCCGATATCGTGCTACTTGTCGTTTCGTTAGCCATAATAATCTCCTATTAGCTTTTTGTTAAATTAATGACAGTAGGTTCTCTATCCCTAAGCCTTTTATATTCAGCATATTGCTTTCTATCTTCAGGTTTTGTCATATCTAAATCCGCAAGATTAAATGGCTTTGCGTCAACCTTACCCAGATTTGCCTTGCTTCCTGACCCTGATGGGGTTGCTGTTTGGAAGTGAGGATTATCTGTAATGAAGTCCTTTACATATTCGTCAATACTTTTCAGGTCTCCGTCTTTGTTATACATTGGCTGTTTATTTTCTGCAAGTATTTCTACTTTTCCATCATCAGTAAGTTTCACATTACCTTTTAACAAATCTTTTACCTGTTCAGGATTGATTGCTGAGTTCTTTGAAGCCGCATTTAATAAAGCACCATCAACTTTTACTTTCTCAATTTCAGATCGTAAACCAGCTATCTCTTTATTAGACTTCTCAGCTTGTTCTTTTAAAATTTTTTCAAACTCGCCTCTAGCTTTTTGATCTTCTATTTCTTTGTTTTCTTTTTCTTGTAATAGTTTTCTAGCTTGTTCAGGGTCAATACCTGAATACATCTTTTCATATTTAGATTTTTCTCTAGCTAATCTTCTTTCAACTATTTTATCTACCTCTGATTGAGATACCATTGGTTCTTTTTCTTCTACTACTTCTTCAACTTTGTTTTCTACAGGTTGTTGTTCCTGTTCCGTTTTTTGCTCGTCAGCCATATTAGTCTCCTTTTTGCTTAAGATTTATATTATTTATCTTCTTCTTCAAGAAAATTATCATTACCCTCTTTTTCTACAAGATCAGGTATTTTTAAAAATAAACCCTCTAAAATCCAACCTATGTCTCTTTCTTCATTTTCAGGGACAAGCCTAGATAATTCTTTTATTCTGAGATAATCTTTTACTGTTAGATCATCTTTTTGAAATAATTTAAAAGCCTCTTCAAATTCCTTTGACATTTACATTCTCCTTAAAAAATTTAATCCATTCAGGGTCAACCAAATCTTTTCTATCCATATGGAACAAAGCAAAGTTTTCACAAAACCACTCTTGTGAATTTGAGTCTCCATATCTTGTTGCTGAAGTTCTCATACTTTTTGTAATTTGAACTAATTTTTTTTCAATCTCAGGTCTATTATATCCCTTAAAAGTGTTTACAAATTTTTGTTGATGAATACTATGAGCAAATTCATGGTAAAATGTTGCTCTCAATTTATCAAGAGGGTCATCAAAATAATCATCAGCAGTATATGGTCTTTTATTTTTATCATCTCCAAACTTCCATTTACTAGATGTAGATTTTTTAGAGTCTAATCTCATATATTTAATATTTAACCCTAAAACACCATCTCCCATATTAGCCATAACTCTAGTTCCTGATACTTTTTTAATACCTCGTAATGATTGCACATCATATTTTTTTGCTAAATCATCTAATTCTTCAATTAATAGATTAATTGCGGCATAATCCTTATTAGAATATTCAAATGTTGTTTTTGAACCAAATCTAGTTCTTGTTTCTTTTTTGCTTATTTGTGTCTTTCCATAATCTGTAACTCTTCTTGCTCTAAATCTTCTTGCTGGTTCTTTTGTGATTGGATTAATTACATATCTTTTATCACTAGCATTTTTTGTAAATGTATCGTCTAACTTAGCAACTAAAGTTGTAAATCCTATTCCTTGTAATTGATTTGCTTTTATTCTTCCTGTTTGTCTTGGAATAGTAGGAACTTGTATTGGTTCATCTTGAGGTTCTTCAGCATCAAAGAACTCATCAGCTACAGGCAACCAAGTATGTCTGCATCTATATCCACCTCTAACAGTAAATGGGTCTCCCTCAGATTTACCAGCCCACGAACCTTGCCAAATACTTCTAATCTGCTCTTCAGTATAAACTTTGTTTAAATGCGTTACACAATGAGGTCTTGAGTCTGTTACTAGAGTCCCTGTATATTTAAACTTATCAAGTCCAGCTTCTTTTGACTTATAAACTGTGAACTGACCATCAAACTGCATTACTGAGTCGTGAGCTATTTGAGAGGCATATGTACTCATGGGTCTACCTCTTCTATCAACTTCCCCTGTAATTAATCCTCTTAGGTCTTTAACAATCTCATTAAAAGGCTTACCAGCTATTGCGTTTTGATAAACTTGAGAAGATATTTCATTTAGGTATCTATTTGCTAAATCTTCAAAACCAGCAAATTGCTGAAACTTCAGTTGATTGATTGTAAGTAAATCTACCTTAGTTAATGATTTAAACTTATCAGGTATATCTAAACCACCAAACTCTTCCATAAACTCATTTACTATTTGGTCATAATCCCTGACTAAAGTATCGGCTGTAGTTCTATATGTTTCATCAATGTATTGTTTTAGATCAGTTCTAAGTTCTATTGCTATCTTTGTTGAAACTGCATCAGCACCCTCAGTTACAGTAGATATTTGTGATACTATTCTTGCTTCTAAATCCTCAAGTGTTTTCTTGATTTGGATTTCGTGGTTATCTGCTAACCTCTCTAAAAACTCTTGTCTTGCCATTATACATTAAAGCCTTTTCTCCAAGACTTTATTGCCCAAAAAACAGGCTGTAAATTTACTTGTCTCCCCTTAGCTCTCATTCTTTTCAATGTAGCACCATGTCTCGCAAGGAATGATTTCTGTCTCGCTGGATTGTTTTTTTTTATAGTCATATTTGGGTCTCCAAAACGAACTACCTGAACATTACCTGTTTTCTTATTCCTGACATAAACCCCAAACTTCTTTCTTTCGCCTGAAGTTCTAAATGGTTTATTAAGGGTTACAGTTCTACCTCTATATTTAGCCATTTATTTTTTCTTTCTTTTTTTCCGTAAATCTAAATCATGTTTTCTTGAACCTCTTAGAAAGCTATTTACTCTACCCATAGACCAAGCCGCCATAGGGACTCTTCTACTTCCAGCACTAAGGAAAGCACCCTGACCTCTTCTATAAACTTTTACTAAGGTCCCGTAAGTATATCTCTTAGATGCTTTAGCTTTTCGTCTAAGGGTTGCTTGTACTGAAGCGGATAAAGGTTTTCTTCTAACTGCCATTATGCTTTTGTCCTTGCTCTTAATAATCCTCTAGGAATAAAACCACCTGATTTATATATAGAGGCTACTCGCTTTATTAGACTTGCTCTTCTTGACCTTTTGCTTCCTTTTAGTCCTGACAGATACTTTTTCGGAAGTCCTGAGTCCTTGTCTTTTGGAACTCGTCTTTTTTTTCTTTTCTTTTTTGCCATTATTCTTCTTCGGCTGTTGGTAA